TACTTCTAACCGTCTCGGTTTAAAAGTACATGGATATTCTTTTCATATAAAAGATAATCCTACTTACGACTCACTAAAAGCACAAGAGGTGTGTGAGAAGTTTGGATTTAATTTTACAAGTATTGAGGTGCCAACTGAAAATTTAGTTGAGGACTTTAAAACGTTGGCACACAAATATAGTTGTAAAAAGAAAGTTCAGTTTGAATGCACTTGGCCATTCATGTACATGTATCCTAAGATAAAAGAGAAAGTTATTATATCTGGTGTTGCCGCAGACGGACATTATGGTCTAAGTAAAAAAGCAATGATACATTTCAAACACACAAAACAAAAGTTTGATAAGTTTAGAACAGATTATTTTTCATCTGATAATCCAGCAGGTGTCAGACAACTTGAAATGTTAAGTAAAGAATATAATAAAATACTGATTGCACCTTATTTAAACAAAGATGTATTTAATTATTTTATACAGTTTGATTGGGATCAGATTAATAAACCATACGAAAAACATTTAATCAGACAACATTTTCATGAGTTTAATGAACTTAAACTTAAAAAACATCTTAATTTACAACTTGTGGCAGAAATACCAACTATATTTGAGAATCTTCTTGACAATAAAGAGATAAACATATATGATAGGAAAAGAATTATGGATGTGTGTCGTGACTGGTCAAAAATAGTTGATAGTAAAGGCACTTTGGAAAACTTTATATGAAATACAAACCTTACTTAATGAAAGACGTATTAGACGGAGAGGCACAAGAAAAGTTTCGTGTTATATCCACTTTCGCAGGTGGTGGTGGAAGTTCTACAGGTTATCGTCTTGCAGGTGGAAAAATACTTGCAATAAATGAGTTTGTTGAAGAAGCAAGAAATACTTACAGAGATAATTATCCAAACACACCTATTCTTGATGGTGATATCAAAGAACTAGAGGGAAAAGATTTTTTAGAGATTGCAAATATAAAAGAAGGTGAACTTGAATTATTAGACGGATCGCCTCCATGTTCAGCATTTAGTATGTGTGGAACATTGGCAAGAGAGGGAACAGTTCATAGTGACGGATTTGGTAAAACTAAATCTTACTCAGACGGAAAGATAGTTACGAATATTGAAGACTTATTCTTTGAGTTTTTAAGAGTCGCAGATAAGATTAGACCAAAGACTATCATCGCAGAGAATGTTGAAGGTCTTACAGTTGGAGAAGCAAAACAATATTTTAATAAAATACAAAATACATTTGAGGATATTGGATATCAAGTAGTTGCAAAAGTACATGATTGTTCACAGTTTGGAGTTCCACAAAGAAGACGAAGAGTTTTCTTTATGGCAGTTAGAGATGACATTATGGATCAAGTTGGTTTGAATTTTATGACTCTATCATCAATATTTCCAAAAGAAAATAAAACAATTACTACTTTACAAGGTGCATTTGATGATTTAGATTATGATCAAGATGAAGTTGAAATGTTAACAAGAATGTGGAAAGAGACAGCATACTATAAACAAACTTGTGTTCTTATGCCACGCAACCCAGACAAAGTAATCACAGGCACAGACTATCATCCAAAAGGTTGGCATTTTAATTTAAAGATTGCATCAGAGTTTCATCCGTCACCTACTATCACTGCCATGGGTGCAACTGAAAAAACTGCTGGAGTTTGTCATTGGGAAGAAGACAGAAAGTTTACATTAGGTGAATTGAAAAGAGTAACATCACTACCAGACGATTTTATACTGACAGGTAAGTGGGCTCAGAGATCAGAGAGATGTGGAAGAATGGTGCCATCACTAATGATGAAAGCACTGGCAAGTTCCATGTATGATAATGTTTTAAGGAATATATAATGAACGATTTTACATTTGCACATAGAGAAGAAGGATTTGATAATCACATTGACAAATCCATTAGAGGTTATAAAGAATTATTGAATGATGTTGTATCATTTTCTAGATATTTTGTAGAAGAAAAAACACATGTTCTAGATATTGGATGTTCAACTGGCAAACTAACAAAAGAAATATTTTTAGAAAATCATGAACATAAGAATCGTGTCACATACGAAGGTGTTGAATACGCAAAAGGTTTTCAAGAAGACCTTCATAAAAGGTCTGATGAATTATGGGAAATGGTTGAGGAAAGTAAAAATAGATCATTTATTAATTTTAGTGAAAAGGATATAAGAGAATATTCGTTAGGTTATAATAAATATTCTTATATTACATCAATATTTACTTTACAGTTCATGCCTAAAACAGACAGAGAAAAATTGATACGAGATATTCATACAAGTTTAATACCTGGTGGCGCATTTGTCTTTGCAGAAAAAGTTTATTCTCAGAATGCACATATCCAAGACATGTTAACATTTATGTACTACGATTACAAAAGAAAACATTTTGAAGATAAAGACATTTTAGATAAAGAAAACACACTACGACACATGTTGAAACCAAATACTTGGCCCGAAATAAACGAATTCTTGACAAAGGCAGGTTTTAAAGATATACAAGTATTTTGGCGTAATCATAATTTTTTAGGAGCAATAGTAATTAAATGAGTACAGCAGTATTTTTGATTGGATACTTATGTCTAGGTCTACCAGGCGATGTGGAGTGTAAAAACATAGCGTCAAAATTTTTATACATTGGAATGCAAGACTGTATGATTGCAAAAGAAGAGATATACACAGAATTAAAAGATTTAACTGGGTTACAACTTCAATGCATACCATCAGACTTGATAGAAAACTATGTAGAATATAGACCAGAGGTAATAAGTCCAGCAACTACAATAAAAAAATAGGAGTAATTATGGGTACAGATGCAAATGATTTTCTAAAAGAAATCATAAAAACAACTGGCAATGAATATGCTAATCTAGTAGAAGACGGAGTCGAATCAGGTGATGTTGAAAACTTTATCGACACAGGTTCTTATATTTTAAATGGAATGTTAAGTGGTTCACTCTATGGTGGACTTCCACAGAATAAAATAACAGCACTTGCAGGTGAATCTGCAACAGGTAAAACATTTTTTCTTATGGGAATGTGTAAACACTTTTTAGATGCAAACCCAGATGGTGGTGTTGTTTACTTTGAGTCAGAATCAGCAGTAACTAAAAAAATGATCGTTGATAGAGGTATTGATGCATCAAGAATGGTAGTCTTACCTGTTTCAACTGTGCAAGAGTTTAGAACACAGGCAATAAAAGTTCTTGATAGATACATGCAACAAGACGTTGATATTAGAAGACCAATGTTTATGTGTCTTGATTCTCTGGGTATGTTATCTACAACTAAAGAAGTTGAAGATACAGCAGAGGGAAAAGAAACAAGAGATATGACAAGAGCTCAAGTTCTAAAGGCTGCATTTAGAATACTTACACTTAAATTAGGAAAAGCAAAAGTTCCTATGGTCGTCACTAATCATACTTATGATGTTGTTGGATCATATATTCCAATGAAAGAAATGGGTGGTGGTAGTGGACTTAAATATGCCGCAAGTAGTATTGTTTATCTAAGTAAGAAAAAAGAAAAAGACGGAACTGAAGTTATTGGTAATATTATCAAAGCAAAAAATCAAAAGTCTAGACTAACAAAAGAAAACTCAGATTGTGAAGTTAGATTAACATACAATAAAGGACTTGACAAATATTATGGATTACTTCAACTTGCTGAAAAATATGATATATTTAAAAAAGTATCTACGAAGTTTGAATTACCAGATGGTCGAAAAGTATTTGGTAAAACTATAAATGATGATCCACAGTCATACTTCACAGATGAAGTTATGGAAAAACTAGAAGAAGCGGCAATGAAAGAATACTCATATGGAGGCAACAATGAGTGAAATGAAACAAGGTGATTTAGTATCTGTTTTAACACCACATGGTGAATTTGTTGGAAGACTAGAAAAAAATGATGATACAGGCGTACATCTAAGTAATCCAAAAATGATGGTTAGCACTAAAGAAGGAAACATGGGTTTTGCAAGAGGTGTTTGTATGACAGGTGAGGAAAATCCTAAATCAATAATTTTTAGAAGTGGTGGTATTATATTAGTCACACCATCAAATCAAAATATAAACAAAGCATATACTGAAGTTGTAAGTGGATTAGTCACTTGACAAAAAAGAAATTCAGTTATATCGAATCAGCAAACTACCCAGATCAAACTTGCATAGGGATCAACGAGGGAGAGTTTGCTGGTGTAATTTATAAATATGGTAAAGTCACACCAATAGAAAAAGATGATAAATTGACAATGCAATTTGAATATGATATTATAGAAAACAACGCAATACCTAGAGAAAAGTTTGGCGATAATTTTTTTAATTTAATAGGTGATATACTAATGGATATACTTGATGAAAAATATAACACTAACGATACTAGAAAACTTAGTAGCAAATGAAGAATATGCTAGAAAAGTTTTACCATTTTTAAAAGAAGAATACTTTCAAGATAGAAATCAAAGAATCGTATTCAAAGAGATAAGTTCTTTTGCGTTAAAGTATTCAAAACTTCCAACAAAAACATCTTTGGAAGTTGAACTTGATAACCGAAAAGATTTAACTGAACAACAATATAAAGACATAACAAATATTGTTAGCAACTTTACAGATGATGCAGTTGATATAGAGTGGTTAACTGATACTACCGAAACATTCTGTAAAGATAGGGCAATCTATAATGCCGTCGTGGACGGAATCTCTATTATTGAAGGTAGAGATTCCACACGTAAACCTGATGCACTTCCAAGTCTTTTGACAGATGCATTATCTGTTTCTTTTGATAATAGAGTTGGTCATGATTATATAGAGGATGCATCAGATAGATTTGAATACTTACATCGTAAAGAAGAACGTATTCCATTTGACTTAGAATATTTCAATAAAATTACAAAAGGTGGACTCCCACAAAAAACATTAAACATTGCACTTGCTGGAACTGGTGTCGGTAAATCTTTGTTCATGTGTCACATGGCTGCAAACTGTATAAATCAAGGACGGAATGTTCTTTACATTACACTAGAAATGGCAGAGGAAAGAATCGCAGAAAGAATAGATGCGAATCTTATGAATGTAAGTATGGATGCACTTCAAGATTTACCTAAACCAATGTACGATGATAAGATCGAAAAGATAATGAACAAAGTAAAAGGTAAACTGATTATAAAAGAATATCCAACAGCATCAGCACATACTAATCACTTTCGTTCATTACTACAAGAACTATCAATCAAAAAAAGTTTTAAACCAGAGATAATCTTTGTAGATTACTTAAATATATGTGCTTCAAGTCGTTTTAAAGGGGGCTCAAACATTAATTCATATACACTAATCAAATCTATCGCAGAGGAATTAAGGGGTCTAGCAGTCGAAAATAACGTGCCTATCGTGTCTGCTACACAGACAACTAGAGGTGGATATGTATCAACTGATATAGGACTTGAGGATACATCTGAGTCATTTGGACTACCTGCGACAGCAGACTTTATGTTTGCATTGATCTCAACTGAGGAAATGGAAGAGTTGCAACAAATTACAGTCAAACAACTAAAAAACAGATACAATGATCCTACTGTAAATAAAAGATTTGTTTTAGGAATAGATAGATCAAGAATGAAACTATATGATGTTGAACTAAAAGCACAATCTGATCTTGTAGATAGTGGGCAAGAAGACGAAATACCAGCACTAGATAAATCTACCAGTGGTGAAAGATATGCGAAATTCCAAGAAATTAAAGTCTAGATATTATGTGGATTTAGATGATTCTAATTTAAATTATCCATATAATTGTATAGACGTAAAGACAAATGAGGTGGTATGGAACTTTGAATTTGAAGAAGACGCTTTAGAATGGTGTAAGAATCAAAACAAAAAACCAACTTTTGGTAAGGATAGAATACCTCCACATATGAGGATGTATAAAACATAAATATATGAGTAATAAATGGGGGAGCGATGTCTATTAGAAAGTTTGTACAACAAGTAAGGCCTAGAGAACAATCATACAAACCTAAATTAATTATTGTTGAAGAACTTCTTGCTGAAGAAGAACTTCCAAAAGATATTATGAGGGGTTTAAGTTATGAGAAGTCTGAGAAACAATCTACATCTAAAAGAGATGTTTATATTGTTCGTTCATCAGATAGAGAAACTGATAGAGATGAAATACTAAGAAATCTAAATCAAGCAGGCATTAAGGCATCTCTTGGAACAAGTTCATCATCAGTTGATCCGATTGATGGCATATATCAAAACAGAAACTTTAGAATTTTTGTAAAACCATTATCTGGTGGTATGGGTGAAACTACTTTAAACTCTAGTATCACAGAGTTATTTCCCTTAATCGCATTCGAAAAAAAATATAATCCAAAAGATATCATATCATTTCATCAATTTTTACTAGGTGTTGATGTTTCAAAACTCAAATGTGTTGGGCCAAAAGATATAAAAGCCGCAGAGGAAACAATAAACAAAGCAGATACATCCACTAAGTTTAAAGAAAAAATGGCAAACGCTATTGGTGTTCTTAAATACATTCAACAAGAAGATAAAAATAAAAAGATAAAAAGTTTGTTTTGGGGATACAGAGCAAAGCCTGCAGGTGTACCTAGTAAACACCCAGGTGATATGTTTATTACTTACAACGATAACAAAATTTTAGGTGTTAGTTTAAAGGCAGGTGGAAAGAAAACATCTGAACCACAATTAAACACTTACATAGGAAAAGTTTTTGATGAGTTCAAAGATAGAAACTATGGTAAACTAATGTCATTGGCATACAAATCAGTTTACTCTAAAATACCAGGTATGCCAC